AATCCCGAGCTTATAAGCCGGAAGACTAGAGATAGGTTTAAGTAGCTCGTTCATATAGAATCCGTTTATAAGTGACTCCTTGAACATTGTGTTAAACATTATTCCGTGAATATGCGTCTTACCTGCAGGATTAACTTTGCATCCAGTTCCGTAATTGGATGATCCGCAATAAGAGCAATGTTTTGGATCATCTGGATGAAAATGAACTCCTCCTGGAGCGTAGCGACAACCTTTGCCATAACTAGTACTTTGGCAGAACATACAACGATTTAACTGTTTCATTTCGGTTATTTAATCAGTTTCTATTAAAGTGATCGAAGACTGTCATAAAAACTCTCTCAAAGTTCTTCGGATAAAACCTGTTCTTTGCCGGCTGCACCTTTTCTACACTTATGCCCACCGACCTGATATGGCAACTAACTTTTTGGAAATACTTTTATCACGTGCATTTTTAGGTGCTTTTCCGAGCTTTGGACCAACAAAGCCATTATAGTATGTGTCATCGAAGAGAACATTCCTTGCCAACTGTTCGACAAGCTCGTAGTAGGACAACTCCCATTTTGATGTACAAGTCTGTAAAATCTCGAACGTAAAATTGTCCTTACCGATCTTCTCAATATCAGCGTTTAGATCACTTGAAGATCCAGTATAGGACTTCCAATCCGATTCCCTTGTGTCCTTTCTTTTATTCTTTCTTCCCTTTAAAGGCTTTCTCTTAAAGTTTGATATACACTGCTTCTTTCCAACATACATTCTCTTCGTAACATTGTTAGTTATAAGATATATGAATCCATATGAATCAGTCAGATCAACACTCTCCTTAAGTAGCCAGTGCCCAGTATCCATTACTTCTTCTTCTTCTTTTTCTTCTTCCCCTTAGGACAACCCTTAAAGGTCGAGTTTGTAGGTGTATTACGGCGAATCACTTTACCCCCGAGAGCCTTAGGGGTCCGTGCATCGCCCTTAGCGTAATTATCACCGCTGAATGCAGTCTCAGTTGATGTAGTGCCAGACCCGAATGCACTTCCAGATCCACCTGCAACGACGTCCTCATTTAGAACATCCTCAATTATTTTTTTAAATTTATACATAACAGTTGTCTTTTAATAAAACTATACTACACTATTTATTACTTATGAGTGACGAAGGAGATATCTCTCTACTTGAAAAATATCACGAACAGATTAAAGAGGTTGTAACCCTTTCAGAATTTAATATGAAAGAGGTTCAACTGAATCTTCCTGCCCACAGACATTATTGGGTTGGTAGACTTATGTTTCATAAAAGGGAGCTTAGGAAGCTTCAATCAATTAAAACACAAGCTCGCCCTAAGATTGCTCAAAAGATGATTGAAGATATTCCGGTCGGCATTAATCAAAGGACATCTGACTCAGTTATTGGAACACATCCAATTATGATAAAAATTGACGAGCAGATTGCAGAACAAGAGTTGCTTATTGATTATCTAACAAAGATTGAAGCTAACTTCAGATCGATGGGGTTTGACATTAAGAATCTCACAGAGATTATCAAATTAGAGACAAGTTAATAGTAATGAAACTACAAGTTGAACTTTTAGAACTCACATATATAATCGGATATTACATAAATGATAAAGGTAGTTTTCGATTATGATCAATCAAGGAAGAAGGGAATTATTATTTCTGATTATCTTCCAAACATTAGAGAGTATTTCTCTGTAGAGGATAAAAATAACTTCTTTAAAAGACGCTTTGCAGTTGGATATCGCCCAGCAACGAGAGTATATTCCGTTACCCCTCAAGGAAGATTTAATGTTAATCTATTTGAAGAGATTGTAGGCCATCTCAATACACTTGAGAGTGCTCTCGATATAAGTGTAACTGATTTATTCAAGAGTGCCTTTATTAAGCCTGCACTCAAAAAAGACGCATATAAACTTCCAGCAAAATTTCTACCTAGAGACTATCAACAGGAAGCTGTTGAGACTGCTCTTGAAAAAGGACAAGGCGTATTTGAATTAGCTACCTCTGCAGGAAAAACATTTGTTGCAGCAACACTCTGTAAATCGATTCAAAGAAATTTACATAAAAGAGATAAAATTTTAATTATTGTGCCTGATACTGGCCTTGTAAGACAGACGTACGGTGACTTCTTAGACTACGGCCTCACACCAGCTGACGTCACAAAATGGTCCGGCACTGAAGAATCAATTTCAGACGCTCAAATTATTATTGCTAATATTCAGATTCTAATGTCAAAAAAACAGGATCTAACAATTTTAAAAAAGGTTAAATTGCTCATAGTTGACGAATGTATAAGAAGAAATACACTAATTTGTCTCAAAAACGGAAAAATAAAGCCCATACAGGATATTAAAATAGGAGATATGGTTAAATCTTATAACACTACAAGTAAAAAAATAGAATATAAGAAGGTGTTAAATACATGGAAGAATTTACAAAAAAGCAATAGCTGCAGTTATTTTATAGAAATTAAACTTGAAGACAACTCTATAATACATCTCACACCGAATCATAAGGTATACACTCAGAGAGGATATATTAGAGCAGATAAAGTGCGAGAAACAGATGATGTGTACATTGCAGACTCGAACTTTACGAGCCTCTGGTATAGATACCAGTATGCAAAAACGTATATTAGAGCACAGCTGTGCAATTTGTTCAAAAAAACAAAAATATCTCGGAAGACATCTTAAAAATATGCATCAAATCGATATCAAAAAATATTATGATACATACCTCAAAACAATTTTTAAAATGAAAGTAAAGTGTATTGGTAGAGTTAACAGAAATAATGAAGATGTCTTTAATTTAGAGGTTGAAGGTAATAATAATTACTTTGCTAATAATATTTTAGTAAGTAACTGTCACAAAGTTCTTAGTAAGAACAAAGTTAATAAAGTAATTAACACAATTCCTGCAGTATATAAATACGGAATGACAGGAACACTTCCTGACAATAAGACAGATCGATGGAATATCATTGGTCACTTCGGAAGCGTCATAATTAATAAGACGTCAAAGGAACTCAGAGATGAGGGTTATATTAGTGATGTAGTTATCGCAATTATAAAGCTAGTATATTCAAACCTGCCAAGGTTTAAAAAGCCTTCAGCATCTGAACCAACGGCGGCGTATGAAGAAGAATTACAATTCCTGCAAACAAACAAATTCCGAAATGAGACTATTTGTAAGCTCGTTAATAAGATGGATAAGAATGTTCTTATTATGGTTGATAGATTAGCCCACGGTGAACATCTATTAGAGATCTTAAAGAAAAATACAGATAAACAGATACATTGGATCTGTGGAGAAGTTGAAATTGACGCTCGCGAAAATGTTAGAAAGATAATGGAAGAAGATAATAATGTTGTGTGTATCGCAATATCAAAGATATTCTCTACTGGTATTAATATTAAAAACCTCCACTATATTATTTTTGCCTCAATCGGCAAAGCAAGAATTAAACTTATTCAAACAATTGGAAGAAGTCTCAGATTGCATGCATCAAAAGAGCGCGCAGTAATTATCGATCTTGCAGATAATCTTCGATACGGAAGAGTTCACGTTGAGCAGCGCATTGAAATTTATAAGAGAGAGAGTATTAACTACACTATTAAAGAGATAACCGAACCCTTAAACACATGATAACAAAAACAAAACAAAGAGATGTCGATGATATTAATTCAAGCTTAGATGAAATTCTAAGTGATAAGCAGTTATACGCACGTAAAAAAAGAGTGCGTCGAACAAAGGAAGAACTAAAGCCTAACTACGTTGACCCAATTGAAATGGAGAGACTTATTAAGAGCTACTATGTAACCGGAGAGCTATATTCAGAACTTGCTGATATGATTCAAAAGATAGGAACAAGACTTGGTTATGCTCAGAACTTCATCAACTATTGTGTCGATGAGCAAACAGAGGCACTCACTATGAGAGGGTGGCTCAAGCATAACGAAATTAATGAAGGTGACATAATTCTTTCATATAATATTCAAACAAGAGCATTGGCGTGGAGCAAAGTGAAAGGAATTTATCGCGCTCCTTATGAAGGATTAATGCATCATCTTAAATGTGAAGGATTAGATGCGCTTGTGACGCCAGGTCATAAGTTTGTTACATCAGAAGACGGACTGAAGACAGTTGAGAATATTAAATGTACAGATTATGTTGTATTAAACGGTCTTCCAGTTGAAGATAATACTGCAGTACACAGTGATGAATTTGTTGCTGATCTTGCACCATGTAGAGTAATGTTAACGCACGAATTTGTATTATCGTTGACACAATCACAGAGAATTAAACTCATTCATACAATGGCAAAGAGTGATGAACAAAATACATCATGGTCATACAACAATGAAGATAAAGATCTTGTTGATAGTTTTTTAATGCTATGCACACTTGCTGGATTAACAACATCAACAGAACTTGTGCAAAATGTGTCAGAGCTTAGTAGTAATAATTACTATGTTGTTAATATTTACAATACACAAAAAACACACTGTCTCGGAGAGTGTATTGATTTTCATGGAGGCAGCCCTGGTCCTGAAGAGGATAATAAATCTAATCCAACGGTGCATTATTCCGGAACTGTGTGGTGTCCAGAAACAGAATACGGTACATGGGTGTGTAGAAGAGGTAGCGCAATATACACGACAGGAAATTCCTACAAGGAGGAAATGATTGGAGATGCAATTATTAAAATGATGACTGCGCTTACAAGACATAGATTTAAATGTGATCTAGGCTTTAATCCATTCTCATATTTTACAAAAGTTGCTTATCGTGCTTTTCAAAATAGAATTAAGAAAGAGAAGAAAGAGCACGACACAATTCACAGATACCAAGAAGAAGTATACGAACTCTTAACTGAAAGCGGCCAAATTCCGCATCAGAAAAACACTCACGCAGAAGACGACGGAAGCGATCACTACAATGAGGAGCTTTCAACGGTTTATAGAGATGAGTAAAATTACAGGTCCGAGAGTTGCATTTATTAGCGACATCCATCTCGGAGTTCATCAGAATTCCCAGACATGGCACGATATTGCTATTAACTATGCGTATTGGTTAAAGGATCAGCTCCACGACCAAGGAATTAAAGATCTTATAATTGCGGGAGATATTTTTCATAATAGACATGAAATCGGGGTTAATACTCTTCACGTTGCGTACAGGTTCTTTAAAATTCTAGAAGATTTTAACATTGTAGCGATTAGCGGCAATCATGATGCATATAGAAAGAATACATCTGATATTAACTCAATCTCAATTCTTAACGGTAAGAATATAACAATCTACGACAGCCTTCATCAAGAGATAATTAACGGCAAAAAAATTACATTTTGTCCGTGGGGAACGGAATTAACAGATATTCCGACCTGTGATATTATTATTGGACACTTTGAAATTATAAACTTTAGAATGAATCAAATCCGTGTTTGTGATCACGGATTACAGACTGACGGACTACTTGATAAGGCGGATATGATCATTACTGGTCACTTTCACTATAGAGAGCACAGAAAATATGAGAACGGAAAGAGTATTATATATCTCGGCTCTCCTCACGAGCTAGACTTCGGAGATCGCGATCAAGTTAAAGGAATTACAATTATTGATACAAACACTCTTAATGTTGAGTTTATTGAAAATACAGTTTCACCAAAACATAAAAATATTAGTGTTTCAAAACTATCTGAGTCAACTCCAGAAGAAATTGAAAAACTTGTATCAAATAATATTATCAGTCTTCATGTTGATACAAAAACATCCCCTCAGAACGTTGATTTGATTTTATCAAAATTCGGAGGATATAAACCTCTGCAGATGAGAACAGAGTTTAGCACATTTGAAGAGAATTATGTCAACGCAGAAGATCTTGAAAGTCTAAGCTTCGACATTGAAACAGCCATTCATGAATT